TGGGACAAATCCACGCGCGAAGGCTTCGTGGTTACCAACTTGGTGGCCCTGACTGGCAAGCGGGGTTACAAGGTCCGGAACCCATCGAATGAAACCCCGGCGATCACCATCACAGACCAAAACCCGAGCATCGACGCCGCATGGGACAAGGTTCTCCCCGTTACCCTTTTGGCTGACAGCCCGGAGAATGCCGCCGCAGTTCTCGGATTGAAGCAGGACAAATATGTCTGCATCTACGAGAACATGGAGAAAGGCGACGCGGGCAAACAGGCGTTCGGCGTCATCGGCTGGGAGCAGGGCGCGACTGGCGTAGATCTGAATATGGACAAGAGCGGAGATGTCGGCGGATGGACCGGCAATATCACCGAAATCGGGGCCCCTACTCCTAATCTGTTCTTCTACAAGACGGACTACGCAACGACGAAGGCGGCGCTCGAATCGCTGTGTTCGGCAGCGGCCTAATCATGCAGACGCAGGAATGGTATAGAGAGAGGGTTTCGGCCCCCTCTCTATCCGATGCCGACAAGTCTGTTATCAGAGCAGATTGGAAGCAGGCCACGGGCAAGAATTTCACCGCATCATTCAACGCCCGGTGCCCGAACTGTCATCACGATGCGGCAATACTAATTTTACGGACTATGGATAAGCAGGAAAACGGCGGATACATTCTTAAGAGGGGTGTCGCTTTCAGATATAAAGGCAAAGTATATACCGCCGACAATATCACAGCTCCGGCCGCTGAATGGTATATCTCGCAAGACCTGAAGCACCGAGACGATTTCGAAGTCCTTGCAAAGGATTACGACGAGTACGAGATAGTATCTTTCAATCGCAAAGAGGAATAATATGGCTGACGACAATATTCGCCACGTCAATTATGCCAGTGATTTCCGAGTGGTGTTTTCATTTCCAGACGGCAAACTCCCGGATTATCCTTGGCACATCGAGCTAAAGACACCGGACACCCCGGCGTATAATACTTATGTGGCCTCGTTTGACGGGTCAGTTTACAGGCGGTGCGTGCCGCTTGAAGATAATTCCATTCTGGTGCTTGTGGATAGGCACCATCTTGCGCCCGGCATCCTGTGCTACCAGATGAAGCGAGATGTCCCTGACAGTCTATTCCCCGACGGTGAAATGAATATCACAACGCCGGGATGCACCAGCATTGAGTTGTGGAGTGGAACATCGGAAGAACTGCCCATTGAGCAGATCAATACGATCATTGCCACACTCAAAGGCGAGCCAGGAGACGCCGGACAAATAGAAAACATAACCGCTTCAGTTAATAATACAACCGGCGCACCAAACGTAGAAGTTCAACTTGGAGGCACCCCCGAAAAACGAACTATAGCTCTTAAATTTTCGGGGATCAAAGGCGAAACTCCCCAAATATCGGCCGACGAGGAAGGCAATATCTATTCTGACGGAGAGCTTGTGACCGCTGTCGTGGCGGAGGTCGTCGTTAAAGCCGACACTTCAGCCTCAAACGCCGACCAGCAGGCCGCGCGTGCGAAGTCTCTGGCCGACCACCCTCCGAAGATCGTAACGGTCGACGATACGAATTACTGGGCCTTCTGGGATGAAGAGGCGAACGACTATATCACCTCGTCCGTCCGCTCGGATGGCGGTCCGATCTTCGCTACGTTCGACATTGATCCGGCGACAATGCT